CTTTGAAAACGGCTGGAGCAGGAGCGGGAGCTGGAGCAGGAGCTGGAGCAGGAGCAGGAGCGGGAGCTGGAGCAGGAGCTGGAGCAGGAGCAGGAGCAGGAGCTGGAGCAGGAGCGGGAGCTGGAGCAGGAGCTGGAGCGGGAGCGGGAGCTGGAGCAGGAGCGGGAGCAGGAGCGGGAGCGGGAGCTGGAGCGGGAGCGGGAGCTGGAGCAGGAGCGGGAGCGGGAGCGGGAGCGGGAGCTGGAGCAGGAGCGGGAGCGGGAGCTACTGAGATGATCGACTACATCGCACTAGAAAAAGCCCTGACCGACATGCGACCAGGGCAACTTCTCTACAAGTTAGTGAAACGTATCCTAATGCGGCGGGGCAATTGGAAAGACCAGCCAAGGGGCAAGCCGTTCAAGGACGGTGATGACCCACGCCGAATCAGGTCACAGCACAGCTAATCGTCAGTGGGCTGCCTCAAAAGCATCCATAATCTCAGCCTTGATACGCCCTCGGTCTGATAGTTCATACCCGTTGGCCCTTGCCCACGTCCTCACGGCCTGGAGGAACTCCGGTCCCTTACCGGGTAGCTTGGTGCGGGTTACAGCTCCAGAAGACCGTCCTCGCCCCCTACGCGGCTCCAGTCTGGGTGCGTCCACGCTGATCGCCTTATCGGTCCAAGGCAGCATCACCTTGAGCAACTTCCCGAGGCTGTCAGCCCCCATATCCATCTCCCAGTGGTCTTCCCCTACCTGGATGTGGACCGTCTGCCCGTCATCCTCAGTCAGCTCTTTCTGACTGTAGTCATCTATGTACCGAGTAACTCTGGCCATAACACTCTCCCTTGGTTAGGCGGAGGTTAGCCGTTAGCGCCAGAGTTATCAACTATGAACACGCCGCGCCCCTGAGCGCCTTCTAGCACGCCCTGAGCCTTGAGGATGGTGAGTGCCTGGGCTATGACCGTCTTGGACACCTCGTAGTGCGCACACAGCTCCCTGGTCGAGCCAATCCGGTCGCCGGGTTTAAGCAGTCCTGCGGCGATCTGACGCTCTATGTCGTGTATGACCACTTGGTACAGGGGCGTCACTTACGCAGGTTCGCACGGAGGCTGACATGCCTGGCATGGAACCCTTGCTTTCCATGCTATCCATGGTAGGTTCGACCCCTGCTCAGACCGTCTGTAGCTGCTCCGAGCGTTGCTGGCGGGGGTTGGGGGAACCGGGGGTCGGGCTGGTGGGCTCGGCCCCCGGGCATCTAAGGAGGCTAGATGAGCTGGCTAACGCCCAGAGACGAGGACATGCATTACTCAGATTCGAGTCATCGTTGGTTAGCACCCGAAGGTGTCGAGCAGCTCGACTGGGAGCTTCAGCTCCGGGCGCATCTCGAAAACCACAGCCAAAGTAGAGACGGCTGTAACCCGATTAGGAGAGTTGAATGGCCGGAATGATCATCTTGACCGCCATCCTGTTCATGGGATTCTTCAGTGGGCAATTCTGGGGTCAAAGGGAAGGCACCTGCCACCACGGCGATAAAGCGAGGCCGGAAATCACCATCCTAGGCGTTTGGAGAGGCGATGAAGTTGGTAGTGATCCTGAAAGATAAAACTTTAGAAGACGCCAAAGTGTCCGCTTACCTAATCCTGTCAGGCAGGGAGTCGCTGGTTAGGCGGGCACGGATCATCCACGAGGGCAGAGAGTACGGCGAGTTCACCAGGTCTTATAGGAAGTGGTCGAAGCGCTGGAAGAATATAGAAGGCATTTAACGGGTGTGAAGAAGTAGGGTCGTCCCCTGGGGTGCGGACGGCTCTACTTTTTGTGCTACACTCAGTCACCGCCTCCACGCGGGGGTCCCCTTCTCTTTCTAGAGCCGGGTACGATTAAGCACTTAGCGTGTGGGCGGCCCGCTGTCGCACAATGGGTCGTACACTATTTTAATGTGCGACCCATTTTCTATACCTGAGGCTAAGTGCTTGACTTTTAAGGCCATACCTTACGTGGGTCGGTAAAAGCCTAGCAACAACTCTAACAAATTGATGTTCGGTTTTTGGTGCCATTTGACGGCAACGCATTTAATGATCCAATATACGAATACGCGCTACGCCGGGAGGTGATGCAAATGCGCGAGTACCTTGTACGCTGTGATTTATCTGGTGAGGCCGGTGCTGAGACCTACAAGATTGTGGTCAATGACAAGGCTGTCACTATCGACCTGGCTAAGCCAGAGTTCGACAAACTAATGAAGTACCTCGACAAGTACTTCGCAGCCGGTACGGTGGTAGAGCGAAAGCCAACTACCGGACCCGATCCCGAAAGGGAGGCAATTCGTCAGTGGGCGCAGGCTCACGGATATACTGTGGCTGTCAAAGGCCGCGTCTCGCAAGAGGTGATGAACGCATATCAGCGCGCCATAGAGGCCGCTGAAGCAACTCAGGCTCAGGCCTGACACAAAAGCCCCGGTCATTCTTTTGGCCGGGGCTCATTTCTCAGAACGGATTACGACAACGTACACAGCGCCGGATAGGCTTGAGGCGATGATTGAACTGTGGCCCCGTCTGAATAACAGAGAGTGCCTTGCAACATGGGCTCTCGACAATGTCCAGCCGGCAGAAAAACGCCTGTGGCTCGGTGGAAGCTCGGTACACGACGTCCTCCATGTGGTTTAGCCGGGTCACGTCATCTTCCTCCGCTTGCTTACGCGGCCCCCAATACGGCCGGCTTCTTTAGCAAGCTCCGGGTCTGCAGCAAACCCACCTCTTTTAGATCCCCCGCTGGCGACCCCGGCTAGTCTACCTTTGCGCCCTATTTCTTTTCTCCACGCTCGGTAATTCTCCTCGCCCATCTCTGAGATCATAGTCTGCTCTGCGATTCTAGCTCCTTCAACGCTCCCACCCATCTCACCTTCTCCCTTTATTTATCATTACCACTATGCTTTTCTAAGACAGATACCACAAACGCGACACTAACGCAAGTCACTACGGTCTGAAGGCCACCTAACTTAATGTCGAAGGTCGGGATCACGATTAGCGTCAGCAGTACCGCGGTGATGACGTTCATCATCGCCCTATCCAAACAGCCACGGGCCGACGATGGCATTCGCGTCGCTCAGATGGCCAGTACTCCCCGGTGTGGACGATCTGCCCACCTCTTACAAAGTCTCGCATCACCGCACCCAAAGCCCTCGGCTCGTGAGTAGTGTGGCCGCTCTTATCTAGCCGGAACCAAGCGTCGTCTGTCGTAAATGCCCGGCCAGTAGCGGCGAGCATTTTAATAACGAACTCAGCTTCTAGTAACCAGGCAGCGTGAGCGTGTGCTCTGGCCCTTTCGATCGCCTCTTCCGTCACCTCCACTAGTTCTAAAGTCATCTGATCCATCTTTTCACCTCTGTTTATTACTTTTCATTAGTCTATATGCGTCGGGATGGCGTCTTGCTACGTGGAGCAATAGGTTGCCGATTAATTGGATTCTGCATAGGGCGCAGTAAAGTCTCATTGGTTCGAGTCCCGCATCTCAGTCTTCTTATAACTCAGTCGGCTCCGCAACGTGTCAATTAGCCGGTCGGAATCCCGCCAGAGATTGGCCACGGTCTTGAACTGGTACTTAGCCTCGATCCATTCAGCTGTTGCTAGATCGCCCTCAAGCCGCTTGATGTTGTCCGAGTCAGCTTGGGTCTTCCCGCCTTCCCGAGCATCCCTATAGGCCCGTTCCCGGACCTGCTCACGATGAGCTTCAGCCAAATCCGCATCCCGTTCCAGCTCAGCCAGGTACTCACCCAAGTAAACTTTGTAGGCACCTAGTCGCGTCGCCACATTAGACAGCTGGTCAAGGTCTGCCAATCGAATGGTCCCATCCGCAAACTGTTCGTTATATTTGCGAACGGCTGCTACTACTTCGCTGATATCAGGCCGGCTCATTGTAGTTCTCAGCCGGCGGTTGGTTGTCATCCGCTTTGATCGTTGTACCAGGGTTGGCGTTAGCCAAGAAGCCTGCAAACTCTTTGGCCGTGATTAGAACCTCAACCCGGTACTCAGGTAGAGTCCCCGGCTTGTCGCCTGTGGTGACGTAGTGATTCTGTACGGTGTCTACAGCGGCTTTTAGAGCGCTCTGGCGCTCGATGGAGCCCCTTGTTTCAGGATCGTTGGTCCGGCCGCCCTGGAAGCTTCCAGCGGCTTGTACGCGCTTGAAGCGCTTGCCGTACTGAGTGGTCTCGATTGTGCCCTCTAACTCTTGACCAACAGTCGGTGCCGGAGTGGTCGGCTTTTGCATTAACTCGACCCATGACTCATCGCCGTCAAACTGGAGGGAGTAAACCTTAAAGGTTCCGTTGTTAGTGGTGATCTCTTTGTCGGGGCCGATGTTCTTGATCTTGTAACTCATTGCATGTATGTCCTGCTTAATCTTATTTGCTTGTACTTACGCCTCTCATCTTCTTCGGGGGTAGAGAGGATCTCCCGGCCACCGCGGATGAATTCATCCTGGTTGCGTTTGATGCTTGCGATAACATCGTCGATATGAGCTTTGGCCTGTTGGGCTGCATGGCAGTCGTGAAACCCCGTGACTTCTTTCCAATCTCGGCAGTATGGGCATTGAGTTTGGATTGAACGTGGAGCGCCTAAGGCGTCATCCAGTAAGTTGATAGTTGGCTCCATTAGAGTTCCCCCGGTAAGTTGCCTTCAAGACGGAACAACCCGAACCATAGGGCTAGAGCAACGACTACCCCAATTACAACCCAGACTAGAACGGACTCCCTGCGGTTGACCTGAAGATCTTGTATGGGCCGGCGGACGTAAGTTGGTTTAATATGACGAGTCATTAGATTTTCCCTTGCTTATCTTACTATCAATTATATGCTTATGTTTCAGCATGTCAATAGCAATGTGTTATTATGGATGGAGCTCCCCGGACTAAATGCAATCCCTTGCGCTAGGTTCGGGGGCTATTTTATTACCATGCCGCTGTCTTTACGCGCATGGCAGTAGTTTGGGGCCTCATTGCAGAGGATAGCTAAGTTTGATTCGTCAAACACCAGCTCCGCATGACTTCCCCTCCTTTGAACATGGTCTACCTCTGGGTATTTGATCCACCTGTGACAGTTCATGCACTCGTACCAGCCATTTTCTTTGACGTGCTTGGACAAGTAGGCAACTCGAAACTTGATCCACTCTTGGGCTTTGGAGAGCTTCTTATGAGGTTGTTTCCATAAAGATTCCATAGACTGTCCTGCCCCCTCAAAGCCTTCGGCTTTTCGGGTGGGGGCCTTAATGCTAATCACCATCCCCGAACCAAGACAGACTTGTAAGGGTGAGGGTCGAGTTGTGGAGCCGTAGTCCCTAGCCCACCAGACGGGCGTAAACGTGTCTGGTACGTTAGTAAGTGATCCCAGTGTTAAGCGTCGTATTCATTTATAGGCTTGTGGCCTAACGAGGAACCGTTCGGCCCCTCGCCAAACAGCAAACTATCTCAGACCGTATTTCTTTAACACCCTCTTCTTACACTGGCTCTTTAAACCATTATTTCCCTTAGGGATGGTGGGATCTTCCGTCTGTATACGCAGCATCATTTCTAGGGTTTCGATCTTGACTTGGGCATCAAACCCACTTAGCCCTCCGATCTTATCCAGCCCTTTTCGGCCAGGTTCGCTGCCGTAAATCTCCAAGTATAGGTCGCAGATTCGGTCTATTTGGTTCGGGTCGATTTTGTCAACAAAATAGCCGACCTGCTTTACAGGCGGCCGCTTTTCATCTAGAGTGTGATTAGTTGTATTCATATACTCCATTAAAGCGCCGAACCCTTTGCGGGTCAAGCGCTTTTTTGGTTGTGGATAAGTCCTTGAGGAAGTGGATAGCTGACCGATATTCGCTTGGGCCCGCGCAATGTGTGAGCCTCGGTAGCTTTGGGTGCTTGCGCTGCACTTTCTACTATTCCCTGCTGCGTTTTACTTCCTCAAACGTAGTGTAATATAGGACTAGGTACCTATGTACTAGTACTTTGTCCCGGCCTCACAAGTTGTTAGCCCCGTGAACAACACCACGGGGTTTTTATTGTGGGTATCTCAACCTCACCCTGAGACTGTCGTTATCAAAGTCACCGTGGACCCTAGCTAGTTCTGCGGCCTGTTGATACAGCTCGTCATGGTCATCGTCGTTACCGAGGCGGAGGTCTGACTCGAAGTTACCCTGGTGGTGGTTATCCCCAACCCTGACTTCATACGAATATTTCACAGCTCACCCTACCATGAACTTAACCGCGTCCTCGAACAGCACAACCCGGAACAGATCAGGCTCACTTGTCTTGTGTATAACTGACTGGATTTCATCTTTGCGAGGCTCATCATGGCACACCCACAACACACCGGGAATCTTCCCATCCTTGTCCCTCTCCCACCTCTCAAACACCGACAGATAACTTTTCATCTTCTCGTTAAGCTTACCGGGGTACCAGGATGACTCGTCCATTTCAAGCCAATACTTCTTAACACCGATCTGGATGTACCCGTCAGGCTTTAACAACAACCCACCGTATCTTTGGTGGGCAAAGTACTCGGGCCGAAAGATTAGCGTCGTTACTTCAGTTAGCCGGACGTACAACTCGACAATGTCCAACGTATGCCAGTCGGGTCTTGGTCTCCTACGCCTGGGGATGATGAACACGTACTCTCCACTCCCGCCCTGCCAGCCGCCCTTAGGACGTGCTGCGTGGTCTAGGAAGCCAAGCTCGACCAAACGCTGTAGTGAGACCTGACAACGGTTCTTACGCCCCATCTGAGTCCCTGTGGTGAAGTGCAATCTGCGGACTTGAGAGCTGGTGACTTGGCCGAAGCGTTCGACGGTCCGACGGATGGCCTCGTAGCGGGGAGAGAGTCTGAGCAGCTGGGTCATGACAACAATCCCGTCTTGCGCCGGCCACAGTGTCTGAGCTGCCTAAACGAGCCTGGTAAGGGTTGGTCGATACCAAGGAGGTCACAAGGCGCGAAAACAAGACTTTTCATAACGTCTCTGCCTTCCTCAAAATCTCTTGGCCCCACGAACGTCCACGACCAAACTCGGCCCCCACCATCGGGCCTGTCAGTGTTCTCGGACCTTGGTAGTCCTTGACCCACTGGATCGCTTTCTGCTTCAGGTCGTCGGCTGCTTGCTTGGTGGGGCGATCAACTAGTACCGATTGGCGGTTTGGCGTTTGTTGATCTTCGTGAGATAATGAAGCCACTCTAGAGTTTGGGGGCGTGCCCCCGTTCAAAGGTTCCTGTTCGGTGATAAGTCCACCTGTGGACTTCGCAAGATAGCCAGACAGGTCAGCCGCCTCCGGGCGGCTTTCTGGTTTCCGGGCTAATTCTACAAGGCAGATAGAAGCCACAATAATTAAGCCATCTACGCTGATTGGCAAGAGATAAGGCGACGCATCGGTTTCACCATACTTTGCCGCCACTCCCACCATATGCCAGTAAGACACCCAGGCCGCTATCCCTGAGATAATCGTGGTCGCCGCAATCCTCATCCCGGCCAGTGATCTTCGGTGTACCGGAACTCGTGATACGAGCTCTATCGTCAGTAAAAGCGCCAGGGGCGGCCAGGCTGCGATAGCCTGACTAATCGGGTTAGGCTCGGCATGAAGTATGTTGGCACTCACAGAGGCCGCCACAGCACACACGAGGGTAAGACGAGCCGCCCACCTGATCCCTACAAGGTTCATCTCTACTCCCATGCTATATCCGGTTTCTGTTTAGGTTCTGCGGCCTTGTGGTGCTCCATGACCTCCGCTACGACTTCACTCACGGGCCGGGCAAAGTTGGCGCGGGTATTCTCGATGATCCACTTGGCATAGCCTGTACGTTGGGCTGGTGGCGGAGTCTTAAGAGTCACCACTGGGGCCATGCCCGCCTCAGTCATCATCCGAATAGCTGCGTGGTATTTGGGGAGGTTTAAGATGTCCTCGTCTGACAGAGGCGCGTATCTGTCCTTGAGCTTTTTAGCGTCTTCGTCACCCATCCGAAACACCATCTGAGTAGCGACGTTGTTAAAGATGGTCGGAGCCTGATCTCCAAGTTGTTTTATAAACTGGTTGGCGATGATGTACTGCTGCTTGTATTTCCTAGCCTCGGCAAACGGATCTGACTTTGAACTAGAGAATTCCGCGAAGTGCTGAAACTCGTCCATTAAGACAAGGCTGCGTTCAGCTTGATCCGGGCGTTGGCGTATGGCTGCGTTCCAGGCTCCCTCTCGGATGATTTCTCCGATAACTGAAGCGTTGATCGAACCCATCTGCCCTGCGGGAAGTGGAGCTATCAGGATTTTGTGCTCACGGATAATCCAGTCAAAATCCAACCCCTTCTTCTGAGAGAGGATGTTTCGGGTCATCGAAGACGTCGGACCTAGTAGGGTTTGGAGTCTTGCCACAGATGAGTCCACAGCTCCAGTACGCTGGTCTTCCATCCAGTCCCACTCTTGAAACAGTTCAGGGTGCTGTGTTCGCTTCAACTTGCGTAGTTGGGACTGGCGAAATGATTTGTTCACCAGTAATTGCATCGTCCCGTAAAGTGTTAAATCAAGCAGGGTCGAAGTGCTGATAGCTGCTGTAAACACCCTCTGCATGTGAGCGCTCCAGGTCTCAGCAAACCGGTGTTTAAACACCCCGACCATATGACCTGTGACCCTCTCAGGATCACTCCCCCGTAAAGGATTGAGACCTATGGGCCACTGCCGGTCAAGCGGATCAAAAAAGATTACGTCTCTTGCTCTGTGAGCCGGAATTGAGTTGAGTACTTTCCAAGCCAAGTCCCCTGCTGGTTCAAGCAAAAAACCCGCAGTCTCAGGATCGGATATCTTCTGGATAAACAGATTGCCGGCAAACTCCGACTTGCCTGTACCCGATCCGCCCATGATGGCAAAGTGCGTATCCCCAGATTCATGGGGCATGGTGATAAGTTGCCCCCTGGTTTTAGGATGATTGGAAGCTCCTAGAACGATGGCCCCGGTCTTGTGTTGAGCCGTTGCTGGTAGGGACCGCGCCACGATATTCCCCGTCCTTCCGTCCAAAGGCCAGCCCATCAAGGCAGTAAACTCGGGAGCGTTTAGATAAACCGGGAACCCCCACTGGCTACTGCGTCTTGCGATCCTCCCTGGAACGTCAAACATGATTCGTTTTAAGAAAACTGCCTTATCCGAACTGACCCCGCTAAACGTCCCGCCCAAGTTCATTATCATTTCCTTCGCATCCTCACCCTTGGAGGCGAGCCTGAGTTGAGCGTTCATGGTGTGGTCTTTAACCTTGTCCTTATAACCTTCCTCGGGTTTTCGAGGGATGTCAGGGAACACCACCCACTGCATTAGGAGGGCTTCACCCTCGTCCAGGGAGTCGAAGTTCGCATCCAGACTCGAAGCCACACCCTGAGCACTCAGAATCCTCAAAGGGCCGTCACCCTTTAGATCAAGCTCAGTTGTATATTCCCATTCCGCATTTATCACCAGGTCGTCTGCGTCTCTAACCTGTTCAATCGTGATACCCTCAATTTTCTTGTCTAAAAGCTTGTCTACTTTGGTACGAACGTGACCAGGCATGTGTAGGTAGTAATGTTTCCCTTCGTGGTCGGCGTATTTTTCAAACACCATCGGGTAAACGGGCTGGAGAAGTTTGGGTCTGGGGATCTCTCCAATGGCTGACCTAACAAAATCTAGGACGTGAGCTTCGGTCATCCCTCTAGGGAAACCGAGCTCGTAAGTTCTTCGCATGTGGTCGGCCCGGTTTTGGAAGAACGCCCTGACACCCCACACTATGAGGAGGACCAGCACTCCAAGGAGTCCAGCGCCTAGGACCAGCCACAATGTCAGCATGTAGTCCATGTCTTACCTATAACTTTCTTTTACCACGAACAGCAAGCCCTAAGATCCCTACTAAGATGAGTAGGGCGACCAGATACGGAACCATCGGTTCAACGGCCCACAGGATGATCCTGAGAGCGACAACAATTATGACCGCGTAGATAAGGTAAGCTTTTATCTTCGCCACTGGTCGACCCTCCCATCAATCTCCCTGCGGGCTCTGTCGTACAGATGGTCAACCATGTGGAGGTCGCCTTCCATCCTTTTCTTGAGGTTGTAGTATCGCTCACAAGCCAGCGCGGTCACAATAATCATCAATACAGCGAGGTAGAAACACACCATGGAAAACACCACGACGCCGTGCATCATCGCCCCATGTATCTGATAATGAGTTCGGGCACGCACAAAGCGACGGTTTCTTCCACCGGCCTGAGCTCACCCGCCAAGATGGGGTGAATGTTCCCGAGAGAGTTGATGCACTCGTGGATGTCCACGATGCTCTCGACTCCACGGATTGCCAGACGACCGACGTTGTACATCCGTTCTTCGACCGCGTAAGCATCCGCTTTGGCTACGCGCTGACCGCTCCAACTTGAAGGAACGGGTGCAGACCTGCGGGCTACTTGGCTGCCACCCTCGTAGTGGGGGCTGGGCCCGCTGTTGATCCACTGACTTAGGCTCTGTTCGTCGTCCATCTTTGCCTCCCTTGTCGGAGTACTTTCTCGGCAACAACAGGAGACCACGGGGACGCTTGCTTTTTAGCCGATGCTTTGGTGTCAGCGTGTAGCTTTGCAGAGGTGCAGAGACTATAATTAGGGAAACAATTAAGATGCCGCACTGGAGGCGGCACCCTATGAAAAGAATAGCACTAACTGGCAAGAATGGTGAAGGCAAGTACGCGTTAGTTGATGATGAAGACTTCGAATACTTGGCTGGGTTCCAATGGGTCCTCGCCGGGCGCGGTTATGCCGCCACATTCGTAGGCATTGGTAAGAAGAGAAGAATCGTCCTCATGGCACGGCTAATATGCGGGAACCCCGAAGGTTTAGAGGTTGACCACATCGACCACAACAAACTCAACAACCAGAGAAATAATCTGAGGATATGTACAAGAGCCCAAAATGGAGCGAACTTCCTGAAGCCAGATACCAATTCCAGCGGTTACAAGGGCGTACATCTGCACCAAGGCAAGTGGGTAGCCATGCTCAAGAAGGACGGGGAAACCATATACTTAGGCAGGTTCACAAAGTCCAAGGCTGCCGCTCGTGTTTACGATACGGCAGCCTCAGTTCTATTCGGTGAGTTTGCTGTCTTGAACTTCCCTAAGCAGCGACATCCTCTGAACTAGAGGATGCACTATTAACAATATGACTTGCCAGGATCTCCAGGAAGTCCCGCTCTAGGCGGTCATCACAACGCCAGGTGTTGGTGCTTTTCCCTAGATTAAGAAGCATGAGCGCCCGGGACCTTCTACCCGGTGCGTTCGTGTTTGAGTACTGTCCAATCGCCAGGAGGACGCGATATACAGTGTTCATCGTTGTGGCGGGGTACCACTTACCCCGGAACTCATACGAGCCATGTAGCGACTCGATACCTTCTACCAGGAAGCTCAACATTGTCTTCCCGATAACCTTCATGTCTGCTTCTTCGTCGATCTGGGCTAGGCCCCGGAGGGTTGGCATGAGGGGTAGCCACTCTAGGCTCGCCCCTGTTCCAACCAGTCTCTTCAGTTCGTCCGTGAGGTACTCTGTGTCACGCTCCTCTGGCGTCATCTTGGGTCCTCCTTCTGACCTCCTTCTCCCAGGCCGTCTGGGTAACCTGCAAGGGTAGGAAGGCGAGTAGCCAAAACCAAAATGTCGGAATTTGCTGATTTGCTGCTTGTGAGCAGGTCGATCGTGGCAATCTTGTAGGGGGTTTGTCCACTTAAACGTAGTTTGGCTTATATTGCGAAACGGAATTCGACGGAGTTCGGAGATCAACCAACAGATCATGTATGCTCGATACATGGAGTGTGTGGTGTACGTCCGGCAGTCGCGTGACTTCACCGGCGAGGGCGAGGCCGTAGCCCGCCAGGAGGCTGACTGCCTGGCACTAGCGGCTCGGCGCGGTTGGACAGTCGTTGCTGTCCACCAGGACAACGATCTCTCAGGGTCGGGCAAGGTCCGGCGCCCAGGGTTCGAGGCGGTCATGGACGACGTGCAGACCGGGCGAGCGCGGGTCCTGGTGGCCTGGTCGCTTGACCGGCTGAGCCGCAATAACCGGGACCTCCTGCGGCTACTGGAGGTTGGCGAAGAGCGCGGCCTGATCGTTGCCCTGGTGCGCGGGTCGGAGGTGGATCTCTCCACAGCGGCTGGTCGTTTGACCGCCAGCATTCTTGGATCAGTAGCGGCTCATGAGATCCAAGTAAAAGCCGACCGCCAACGCCGGGCTGCACTTCAGCGCTCGCAATTGGGCCGCCCGCCTTTGGGGGTAAGGCTTACCGGTTACACCGCTAAAGGTGAGCTGGTAGAAGAAGAGGCCCAAGTTGTCAGCCAGATATTCGCTAGGTTTAGCGAGGGTGACTCGCTTAAGGGCGTTGCCACTTGGTTGAACGGGGTGATCCCTCCCCGCCACGGCGACAGATGGAACTCCTCTACCGTCCGCGGGATACTGGTAAACCCCAGGTATGCCGGCCGAGCCATCTACCAAGGCCAGGTCACGGGTAAGTCTGGCGGGTGGACTCCCCTGGTGGATGAAACCACTTTCGACCTCGTACAAGCCCGGTTGAGCGATCCGCTGCGGAGAACTCAGCGGGGGACAGACCGGAAGCATCTCGGCTCGGGCCTGTACGTCTGTGACGTTTGTGACGCCATCGTGAGAGCTTGGACGGGTAAGCGGTACCAGTGCCGACTTCACTTCACCCGGTCCCAAACCCATATCGACAACCTCGTTTTGAAGCTCATTAGAGGCCGTCTGGCTATGCCGGATCTCCGAGACCTACTCCAGGCCGACACTGAGTCGTCCGAAGCGCTGGACGTCCTGAAAGCGCTCCAGGAGAGACTTCAGTTAATAGCTGAGGACTACGACGCCGGCCTGATCGACGGTCAACGGTACGCTATAGCCTCACAAAAAATCAGGACTCAGATCGAAGAGATCCAAGCCCTGCTAACGAGGTCCTCTCGCCCAAGTGTGTTTTCAGCTCCCGATCCGGTTCAGGCCTTCGACGACGCCTCGCTCATGCTGCAACGGGCCACGATCGCGACTCTTTGCCAGGTGAGGATTCGTCCGGCCCCTCAATGGAAGCGGGAATTTGATCCGAACTCGGTCGTTGTACGCTGGTTAGAATAGCCCGCAGCTTTACAAGACGAGCAGACGAAAGAGCGGGAGCTTTGGCCAGCTCCCGCTCGATCCACTCAGTTAGTGACATACAGCCTCGGCTCAACCAGGCGGTTCTCGCCAACCAGGATCGCGATGGCTCTCTGAGAGTAGGTCAGGGCCAGGAAGGATAGAGCTGCTTCCAGCTCTTTCGCCTCAGCCCCACCAAACAAAACGAAGGCCGTCGCTTCCCGGCCTTCCCAGACACCCTCACCGTAAGCGACGCCGTAGATGGCGCCGCCGGCTTCTTGAACCTTGACGTGGGTGTCTTCGATGAAGCTACGCCAGGTAGCCTCGTTCATCGGCTCAGAGCCGATGCTGCGGCCAATGGCCACCATCCCATCTATCTTCATGCCCCGAGGGTCGAGGAACTAGCCGTGCTTAGGTGTTGATGCTCGGAGGCGCTTTAGCTCCTTTGCCGCTATGCGGGATTGCCGATCTGCTTCTCTCGCACACCAATGACAAGGTGCGCCGCGCAGGATGGCGCGAAAGCAAGTTGGGCAGAGATGGAGCAAAGTCATAGTATAATAATCGCATAAAAGGATAACTCACATGAACATCGGTAACCTGGTATTAGGAATCTTTCTGATTCTGCTCGCCCTGGTTTACTTCGGCGTTCCCATCCCGGCCCTGGTTTTGGGTATTGGCGCGATGATTGCCGGTATCTTGATTCTTGTCGGCCCTCTTGTTTTCAACAAGTAATGTTTGACTGTAGCTGCGGCAAAAGCCACATAAAACCGGTATGCCCGCAAACGGGGAAGCCTGTGGAGCTCCCAAAGGAGCCGCCGGTAGTGTTTGTGAATCCGGAGCATCAGCAGCCAAGGCCGTCGTGGATGGATATTTCAGATGCGCCTAGTAAAGAAATACTGGAGGACAGACGGCGACGAAAGAAGAACTAGAACGTAGTCGAGGCCCGCGGTATCTCCGCGGGCCTCTCGGCTGTTTGTCGCCAGCCGTTAGGCCCGGAGGTTGCAGGGAAGCCAACCCCCGGACTTCTTAGTCAGGCAAATCGCCTAACGTCGTGTAATGACCCGCGTTGCGGAAGTCCAGGATTTGATCTGCGACCTCTTTTAGGTAGGCCGTAGCTTCTGGTCGGATCGACGCTCTGAGGATCGAGTCCTCGATCTCTCGTTGAGCCTGAATACACTGGCGTTTCCACTCCTTCATGGCTTCACGAAGGGGCATACGCTTTACGAGGTCAGGGAGACTTTCAAGGAACATGGCACACCGCCTTTCGTTTGGGGTACGGTGTGCCCTTGTTTTAAATCATATTAAGACAAAAATAAAGTCCGGCCCATGAACTCCTAACGAGTTGACGGCCGGACTTCCTGCACAAAATTTGAGGGCGCGGGCAGAGTGATACCTCTCTACGGCCCAGGACCAGGTGTGGTGCAAAAACCACGGCCCATCGTCCCGCTTAATTCACTTACCACACAATTACTATTATACGCTATTCAAGACATGCAAACCGTACAGAAACTGCTGCCTAATCTTCCAGTGTTTGAACACTTCTTTCTTGCAATCTATACATTGGCGCTCACCATTGCTCTTAACAATGTAGACATTCTTCCAGCCGTGACCCCGTATGCAGTCACCTTGCCTGGTAGCCCGCCAGATATTCTCTTTATGAGTTACGGCTTCTAGGTGATTAGGGTTGACGCACGACTTGTTTTTGCAGAGGTGGTCTATCTCTAAACCCTCGGGTATAGACCCGACGAAGAACTCGTAGCTAAATCGATGGCCATAGATATTCTTGCCGCAGACCCGAAAGGTGGTATAACCATGGGTTATAGAGCCCCACCAACCCCAACATCCATCCTCGACTTCGATTACCTTTGCGAGAAATTTTGCACTAGCGGGTCGTCGCATGCCCGCCAACGGAAGGTAACTCTGTGGGCCCCTCGTCTACCCCTGTTCCGCCGCCGATAGGTTCTGGCGTCGCTGTGGGCGTTGTAGAAGGCGTTGGGGTTGGTTCTGGTGTGACGGACGGAGACGGTGATTCCGACGGTTGTGGGGACTCTGAAGGCGTTGCTGACGGCGATGCGCTAGGCGATACCGAGGGCGAGGGGCTAGGACTTTGGCAGTGCGGGTTGTTGAAAAGCACCGCTAGGTGCGGCAGACACGGGAATTGGAACGAGTGGTCAGAGTTATTCTGACTTGCTGCTGCAAACCCTCCAATCAACAATGCTGCTGCGGACAGGGGGACAATTAAACCTATTTTCTTCATAGAACAGTTCCTTGTTTAACTATTTTGCTTTAGCGTCGACCACTAGCGAAGCGGAGTTACCGCTGCCGGCAGACGAGATGCTGGTCAGGACTGATAACAGCGTGGCCAGGCCAACGGCTGCTAAGAAACCTCTCCAATCCATTTGGATCAGGTTAACGCCGTCTACGGTCAAAAGCGCCACAGCTGTTTGTGCTGCGGTCTTTACCGCGCGTTCGGCCGTATCTGCCCAGAAAATGCCCTTGGTTAAGGCACTCATATCAACCTCCTTCCTTTGGTTAAATGATGTGAACAAGAAAGCGAATCTAGGCAGGGACAGCGGTTTGCCGTATCGTTTGAATAAGTAGAGGAAGGTCGTGGACCATTCAAAAGCCATTGCGGAACTGACACTGTTATGGACCCTGGTTGGGTTGGGTTTCGTTTGCCTTTTAGTTCTCTTAGCTGGACTTGTAGGTTGGATAATAGATCGCGTAAGAGGGCGTTTTCGCCCCTGAGCTGCTCGATAATCCACCTGGGGTTAGCCCGGAACACGGGGTCGGCCAGCTTGGTAATCTTGTCTTTCATTTGATCGCTTCCTTGATAGCCGCCACCACTGCGGACGCTTTGGGGTCGCCCTGGGCCTTAGCTGCCGCTACATCAGCGTCGTAATTTTGGGCTCTACGCTGGTGTTCCATACCAGGGCCAATGCGAACCTGGTACTCGAAGTCGTCCATGATGTTCGCGTCTTTGACCAGCTGGTTGCTCCAGTATTCAAGCTGTTCAGGGGTTGGCTCGATACCAGCTATCCAGTTATAAGTGTTCTTGACTGCGGCCTGGGCGTTGATTTTGTTGAAGCCTGCCATATTGTCTCCTGTTATTAATGGCATCGGGTCAGTCGCCCCGAAGTAGCCGTTATTGTTATTCTGCGGGATTGGTTTGACGGTGATGTGAAGATGCGGGGCTGTGGAAAACCCAGAGTTGTCCGAGATACCGATGGCTTGCCCCTCGTTAACAGGTCCACTAAAGATGAGGGCTTTTTGGAGATGGGCGTAGGCGATCTTGTATCTGCCGGTGACTTCAATGTAGTGCCCGTAACCCGCAAGGTCCTCTAGGACGCGAGCTGTGCCAGACTCCATCGCTAGAACCGGCGTCCCGCTGGGCAAACCCCAGTCGATCCCGTTATGACCCTTCAACCCAAACTGAGCATAGATAGCTGGATTCTCTCCGAACCCTTGAGTTAGCCTATAGCTGCCGGAAAAAGGCAAGCGCACAATGCGATTCCGTTATTACTGACATATTAGCATATTCTCAGCAAGCCAATTTACGCCTGATTGCTGTCACCGTACTTCCGGTACATCCTGTTTAACTCCTTCTGAAGTGCGTCTCGCTGAACCGTCAGAATCTTAATGTCTTCGGCGGCGACTCTCTTATCGGCTTGGAGAATGAGGATATAGGCATTGAGGCTTTCAATCACTTTGTTTAGACCCTCAAAAGCCTGGGCTATTGACTGAGCCGAACCTGAAGCGGCACCTAATTGTTCGGAGACCTTGTCGGCTTTAAACGCCCGTCTCAAACCCAAGAGGGCAATTATCGAGCTAGGCAGACCGATTAAAATACTAACCACCCAAGGTTCTTGCCAAAAACTCATGACCGTTCCTTTTCGGTCATAGGGTTGACTGGGGATTCTTGTAACAACCAAAGCTCCAAAGCCGACAGTCCGATGTAAAGAACAAAAAGCTGTAGGCTGGTTTTGCCCTGGAAGAAAGTGAAGCTACTGCCCACACCCCAAAAAATCATGAAGGCTATATTTATCGCCAGGGCTATTCTTATCAGCCTCAGGTGCCTAAAGATGTTTAGAAATACCAGTTTGATCAAGCCAATGAATACAAAGATCGAACCAATAATTGCCTTGTCGATATGGTAGGGGTTAAAGGTCGGGTTGGTCAGTAGGAAATTCAGCCCCAACCCAATACTGATCAAAGCGAATGTCATATAGGTCCGGTACAGAGTTGGGTGAGTCTTGCGCAGATTCACGCCACTAGCATCTGAGCGCTGCCTCTCTGCGGTAACTTGGTTCATGGGGCCTCCACAAGCGACCAGAGAGTGTCGCCAACGTAGCGCATGTATAAATCGCCTGTGTCTGGATCACGAGCTAGTTCTATCTCACGGCCTGGGTTTCCAGGTTCGCCAACGTCACCTTTTACACCTTGCAGACCGGCAGGCCCTGAGTCGCCCTGAGCGCCCTGCGCCCCTTGAGCCCCCTGAGCTCCCTGAGCTCCCTGAGCTCCTTCAACACCCGGTGGTCCCTGCGAGCCAGGTATCGGTTTAGGCATAGAGATCTCTCCCAAGCGCCGATCCATCTGATCCTGAGAGACCAGCGATTGGGCAGAGTCAGCAATGATCTTATGTATTTTTTCCTCGGTCGGTCTATTGACCATCAAATATAGCGTCAGGACGTTCATTACTATGGTAGCGAGTAGCAAACAGATCACCAGAACATAGCTGCGCCTCATACTAGCCCCCTAAACGCTGCGCCAGCCAGGTAATAGCAGTAGTGACAATGGCTGTTAGCGCCACAACGGCGATAGTAATCATGGATGCTCTAATCACGCCATAACGAGCATCAAGTGCTTTGCGATGATCTTCTACTAAAATGGCAACGGCCGCAGAATGCTCTCGTAAGCGCTCATCTACGTACTGCAAAGTCACCTGCCCCTTGAGCAGTGCCTCCAATTTCAGATTGAACGTTTCCAGCAATTTGGACTGATTGATAACCTTGTCTTCAAGTGAGGCAAACTCCCAACGCTTAGCTGGCTCCTCCATATACTTGGTGTCAACTTCCTTTGCGGTCATCCCAATATGTCTACCTGAATTTGATAAGTAGCATCAGCAGCCGTGAAATTGAGGGTAAAGCTGCTAGAACCGAAGGAGACAAACGTCGCTTCAAGAACCTTTGTGTTCACCCCGCCCACTACGTCATATCCTAGAAGACACTTAGCACCATCTTCATAGGTAGTAATGGCTCCCGAGTTATTAATAATAGCAAAACCATTACTGGTAGAGCCATCCGTATACCCACCAGCCAGGAAGACGATATTTGAGTCAGGAGTACCTGGTTTGAGGATCTTAAATCGCAAGGCCTTGGGGGCAAAGGGTAGTAGAGCAACAGTCTTATTACCAGAACCGTTCTTTGAAAATGTACCTTGGTAAATCATTCTTGTACTCCTTGATTAATCTGGGTGGGATCACACTACGTACTTTGTTGCCCGACATGTCTTATAGCCCACATATACTCACATTGCCACATAGTAAGATAATATCCAAACTTTCTCCTTGACAGTCAACAGAGGATTGTGTTATAAGATTGAACTATGAAGTTTAAAGGCCTCATCTTCAACGTCTGGTTAGGGTTCAGCTACGTCTTCTGGTTCGTGCTGGGGATCATCGTGATTGCGAATCTCATCTCCAGTGGCAACAGCGATCCCAACACGGAATGGGGCTTACTCGGTTAGTACCGCTTTACTCTCGGGCTACTGGACTTAGCGGGCTCTCCAAGTATGTCATCCAAAATATCACTTCGTGCATCCGACAATGCAGCTTCCAGGGTCTTCGACTTGCGATCGCGCGGCAAGTCTCGGTAAGCCGCGTCGCCGATAGCAGCCTCCAGCTTGCTCCTGAACCGCTTGCCCGACTCAACACGGAACCGCTTGTACTCCGCGGCTGTTAGGGTGACGTTCCGCTGCTTCTCGCTCGGTGGTGACGGGAAGAACGCAGCGTCCTCTAGGGCTTGAGTAAGCCTATCTGATTTGTCAGTCGAGGTTATCTTCAAGAACCCACGCTCAGCCGGCCCACCAGACTGTCGTTGTGGCTCGCCGAATATATCCATACGCTCACTGGTCTTGTTCCGCAGCCCAGGAATCATCTGTTTGACCTGGTCCCCTATCGACCGGGCGTCACGTGCAAACTCGTCTCCAGCTGAAGCAATGTCCCGGCCGATATTCGGGATAAGGCCAGTCAGCACTCCACCGACCACCCGGTTAGCGTTGAACTCGCTGGGATCGCCTAGTAGCTCGATCACGCTAGATACACCCTGGACGAACGGTAGGTCAGTCATACCCTTGGCAGTAGCAGTCCCGAAGGCGACCAGGAGCGATCCTAGCTCATCCACCTCCACACCCTTCTTGATGGACTTCCGCTCATTCTCGATCATCTTGTCGCGTAAGCCAACCGCCTGAGTGAGGTAGCTACCGATCGGCGAGAACCGGTTGTACGCTACCCAACGATTGCCAATCTTTATAGCGTAGGGTTTCTTGCCGGAACTGTAGAACACATCCTTCTCACCCTTGTTCGTAGGTGCTGGCCCGGTGATATTCTCTTTAGCACCAAAGGCAGCCATCAACCCACCAACAGCTAAGCCCGTACCTACGGTCAGTCGGGCGACAGCCTCACGGCGGTCGAGGTTGGTGCCTTTTCGCAGAGCATTGATATTAGTGGGTGTGAACAGCCCCAGGGGGTGACGTTGTATTTGGAACTTAGCAATGTTGGTTGGCGTAGAGATGAATGGCACCAACAATCTCCCGCCGGGAATAGTATTCACCAATGAAGCGATCTTCTTGGTTATCGGGCCGGGATCACTGGTATAAGTGAACTCCTTGGCAACCTTCTCTGCACGGGCGATGAGCTCGGGTGTAGGGTTGTCCACCAACTCCGCTACCCGTCGGGCTAGCTCCCGACCCTTAAAGCCCTCTTGGAATGCCTTCTCATACCCTCTCATGTGCAGCTCGGAGTCTCGAAGTAGTGCTTTCATAAAGTTGTCGGATGCTTGTAGCAAGTTGAACGGTGTTCGAATAGCCTTACCTGCTTTACCCGGGATGGCTGCGGCGTTCTCCATCTTCGTACCGTCAGGCTTTAGGTCAGGAGCTTTGACGTCCACGGCTTGCTTTAGATCAGCCACCAGTTGCTTCGTCGCAGCCTTGAAACCCTGGTATGTGCCAAACACATGCTTCAGCTGAGCCAGAGTCGTCTTACCCTGTATAGTCCCTATACCCGTAGAGACGATATTCTCAGCCACCCTTACCGGAGCGGTTAAGAGGTTTGAGCCTAAGTTAATCGCGTGGGTAAGCGGACTGGTGAGCTTTGCCGCGGTGGCATATTCCTCAATCCAGCTTCGGACTCTTTGGAGTGTGCCGGGCTCGTATACTCCTCCGGCCTTAGCCACAGCCTTGTCGAAATCGGCTAGCTCTTTCTCGATCAACTCATCGGCCTTCGGGCCTTTGGTGCCCTCCAACAGCTCCTTCAGCTTCTGAGCTCGCCTAAAGGCCTCATCAATGAACGAGTTTTGGATCTGGGTTGCCCGACCCGGCTCAGCGGAGATGACGTGGTACCCAGCCTCTAGCTTGGATAGGCGCTCTATACGCTCCTGCAACTGGGCCGGCGTCCACTCCTTTGACTCCCAGAAATCCGTGAACTCTTTGGCTGCAGTATCCACTGTTGCCTTGGCCCGGACGACGTTGACCGCGTCAATCTTGTCGCCGGCCTTAGCGCCTATGATCTCGGCCTCATCCATCGGACCGAGCTCGCGTGCTTTGGCGTAGGTCTCCCTATTTGAGATCACCCTGCCACCGCCTTGCTCCTTCAGTCGCTCAAGATAAGCCGGGTCTTGCTCGATGTTCTTCATCGTGGCTTGTAAGCTCTCGTCATACTGCTTTAGACGGGACGAGGGATCAAACCTCGACTCATTGGGCAACACATCCTGGCCTATATCTTGTCCTATTGGTCCCTTTTGTGTTACAGTATGTTTAGGAGTAGTTATGTCAGTATCAACAATTACATTCAAACTTTTAGTTGAGACCGGTGCTCCGGTCTGGCTTTCTAAGTTGCTATCAAGTCCCTTATTCAAGCGCCGCTGAGTCGAAGAGCTAGCTTCCTCATAGATTTTGGTTAGCTCTTGTTCTAGACGGGACCGTTCTGGTCCCTCTTTCATTGTCCGAGCCTGCTTATACAGTTTGTGACCACCGGAAGCCTTAGCGGCTATCATCTCCGGAGTCGCCAGTATGATCTCGCCGGTTTGGCCTTTAGATAATGCCACGTTAACCTTGACGTCTCCGTAGCCGGGGCGATCAAGAGTGTTCTTTACCCGCGTGACGTTATAGCGCTGCCTGAGAGCCGTCACTACCTCATCAACTTTGGACGGGTCTTTAAGCACGATCGTGCCGCGCACCGCGTCCTTCACCTCGCTGAGGTCACCCTTGTAGTCTTTGATACCCTTTTCGGTTACACGGTTAATTCCTTTGGCAGGACTAGCCTGGACGGTTGTACCAAGGTCACGAGCCGCTTGCTGTAGCGAAGCCTGGAACTGACTGTCCGTCTTGGCAGCCTTACCGACAATCTTCCGGGCGTTAACGGCCACAGACAGGCCTTTGCCGACAATGCCTGCAGCCCCACCGAACGCCGCGCCTTCAGCGGCGGACTTTGCCGTACCCTTTGCCACTTGACCAACCGTTTTATCTTGTGTATTGCTGGACTTCAACGACTCGGCCGTATTGTAGCCAGCCCCGACCGCAGCATTCTTGCCCGCCGTGCTCACAAACGTCTTGCCCGCTCCACCGGCCATCAAAGTACGACCTTGTATCCCTCTAAGTGCTACATCAGCCTGAGTCTCAGCCCGACCGGCACGTGTAATGACCGGCTTGCCGCTACTCCGGTCCACCTCTTCACCGGCCGTACCCTCACCCAGTAGCGACGTGAACTGGTCCCTGGCAAAGCCCTTGACCGCCTGGCCTGCCCGATACAGCTTGCTGCTGAGCGATTTATCCTTGTAGTCGGGCTCGTTCGGCACATCCTTGTCGACAAGTGGAGCCAATAGTTTGAACTTGCGAACCGAATCAGCATCACTCTTGGTCTGGAGGCGCCTTAGCACACTCCTACGGTTATCAGCGGGCAGCGACCTAAAAGAGCTGACAAGCTTGGCGTCTAATGGCGTTGGGGCGGGAGCGGCCGAAGCCGAAGCTGGAGCCGAGCCCCACTGAATACGTCCCCCACCACCACGGGTCGGCGCCGGCGAGCCGGTATTATATAGCCGTCCCACGGCTAGGCTCCAAAGTTGGCTTTACGGAAAGAGTAAACCAACTGCTGAATTTTGGACGGGCTAAGTTCCGGGTAGGCAGCTTGGAGCTGCGGAATGATGTATTTCTCAGTATAGAACGTTGGCCGAGCGGCAAACCCGTTGAAGGCGCCCTGCAGGTCCTCAGAAAAGCTGGAATAGATCTCGTCTTGCCTGGTTGGTTTGCGCCCCGCCGATGCCTTCTGGGCAGCTGCTTGCCGCTTGATCGCCAGTTGCTCTGCTCTGTACGCAGCATCAGACTCGGCCTTGGCTTCGCCTTGGTAGATGTCCCGAGCTTCGCGTGACTGAGCACCGGCAATGTCCACTAGGCCGGCGTCTAGACGCGTCCGCCTGGAGAGAGTATTGGCCTTAATGCCAGCGATCGTCGGAGCGTACTCCGTTGCCGCGTATTTGATCGACCGCTCGGTCGGATCACCCGAGAACAGCACCCCCCGATCATTGGCCTGGCGCACAATGTCTTCGTTAGCCAACTTGAGCTTGGCATCCGCCGCAGAGATGGCCGCGGTCTCTTCACCCGGTAAAGCAGCCTTCTCTTGTTCCACCAAAGCACGCTGAGGATCGTACAAACTACTAAGGCTACGCCGGATTTCGTCGAGCGTTCGCGGCATTAATAGGCCTCATACGAGGTTAGGTTATCCAATGCACTATGCCCCTGTGGGCTCGATAAGCGAGCTGAGGTAGCCTCGTATAGCCGCTCAACCACCTGACGCTTCAGACCTTGCTTCTTGCCAGGAGGAGCGATAGACGTCAGCAGTCTTGCGATATCGTCGCGACTTGGCGCCTCTCTCTTGTCGACTATGCTAGCAAAAACTTTGTCCATAACATTACTTTAGGTCTTTGGGCTTAACTTTTGCAACAATCTTACCGCCTCGCCTCTCATACTTCTCCGCCACTTTATCGGGGTGATCCTTAAATTTGACATATTCCTCGTAAGAAATTGTCAGCCCATGGATAGAGAGACCCCCACCGTCCTGGCCAACAATCCAACTTCCGCCACTCTCGGAGATCTTGAAGCCCATTACCTAAAGTTCCCCGTTGATGGAGCTGGTTGATAACTGACATCGGCCTTCACGTAGTATGTGTGGGAGGAGCTGTCGTTATTGAACAGCTGAACAGTAAAAGTCGCTAACGCATCAGGATCGTTTGAACGTCGACGTTGCACCCATACAGTTACCTGACACCCGTCCGACTGACTGTTGTTGTACCCAACTAGGTAATCATCGTCTAGGTTGTTGTCTTCCCACACTTCTACGCGGGGAATGATTTCAAGCCGCCCAGGTACTATATGGGGATCAGGCGGATCTGCCGTCACATCTATAGATGCGGTATTCATACTACCTGGACTGAGCGACGTAGTGCTGTAAATTGCCATGCCCTGGCTGAATTTAGCTCCTAAGTCTCCAATGTCCTGGACAGTCTTGTCGAAGTTGTCATCAAGAAGCGGGGCGGCCTGCTCCCAGGGAGTGTCAGTAATGCGATGTGGAATCTGAGGCATTATGCCACCGGGTAAGAGGCAAAGCCCCTTAACACCTCTCCGGTTGCGCCGGGATATGTGCCGTCATAGTTAAACATAGAGATACTGGTAGTCGAGGCGATCTTACACTGTAACCCTTTACCCGATACCCCGTCAGCCCGTCCGGCACCTGTAGAGCCGGTACTGACCGCCGATGTAATCGGGAGGATGTATATTACAGATGTAGCCGCACTCCCGTTGGTGGTAATCGTGATGGCCACCTCAAGGTTACAGATACCGCCCGTCATCCAGAAGATTATTACACCGGATACAGTCGTAAACGTACCCGAACCCGACGTAACGGTCGGCGTATAGTTGAAGGTCTTTGGAAACCCGACCGGTGTAGACATGTGAGAATAAAGCGGCGTTGTAATCGCGGCGTTCGCCACGGTGTAGTCTGTACCACCTGTGACCGTGATGGTTGTGCCTGAGATTCCGATGACGTAAAAGTACTTCGTACCGGAGTTGGTCATCTTAATCTTATCGCCGACACCCATAGCGGCCGCATCTGCCGCAGGGGCTGTAAAGGTAGTGGGAGAAGCGTATGTCCAGGTACCAGAACCTGGTAGCCAACCGTCCCAAGTCCCTAACTGTGTACCTGTTACGGAAGCGTTGGCAAGTTTTGAACCGTCAATAGCCGCGCCGGCCTTGACGTTGGCATTGTCTATAAGGCCATTGAACTCATCACCGATAGCGGCGATCGCTGCAATGACCTCGGCCCGCTTGGCAACTCCGGCGTTAATTGGGGGGACAGTTACGATACCCATTTGAGCTTACCTACGGCCTCCTGATACTAAGATACTGCGATTCACCAAGAAATTCCACCGGTGTGGCCACGCCTGTTCGCTTGTACCGTCTCTGGATATATTTGGCCTCGCCTTCCATATACAGCTCGGGGTCGATCAAAGCCAGCTCGTCCCAGGTGAAGCTATCCCAGATGGTGCCTGGGTCGTCCCAGATGAATCCGCTGCTCTGCAAAGGAACGTCGACGCTTACGGGTGAGTTTAGGAAGTCAAAGTCATACTGACATGTGACCGAGTAATCGCCGCTTTGGGCCGCGAATCTTGGCAACCATTGCTCGATCTCTTTTAGTGCTGCCACAGTCTTGTAAAACTCATAACGACTGCGGATCTCCCAGGCCAACGGGTAGCCAAGAGTCTCGTAATTGTTACTTTCTTGCTCGGCGTAGTAAATCGCCCCCACCACGCTGGAACACTGAATCATCTTGTCCGACCAGATACCGCACTTTTGGACGTAAGCCCCGGTATCGTTTGACTCCATCGAGTTGTAGTTGATGTTATACACCCAGCACCGGGAGTTCGCGCCTCCACCGGACGGCGTGTAGAAAACGTAATACCGGTTGGCGAAAATGCAGCCACCCCAATCATCTCGGTTTGCCGCCGCAGAGTATTCGGATGTAATCTTTTCACTCAAGAGCTCGTCGGTTGATCCATTAAATCGATAGAGCCCATCGTCTGAGGCGAAGTAAGCATGGTTGCGAGTTCCACATAATGTGTCGGCAGCACTTAGGCCCTTCGTCCCAGGAGCCTGACGCAAAATCATATTGGAAAGGTCGGACCCAAACAGCACCCACTTTGTGCGCTTGGTGAAGAAGTACAGGTTGTCGTTCAGGACCCACCAGCTAATAACCGGGTCATTGGACTTAGGAGCCGGAATGTAGATAAAGTTTGTGTCAGTAAAGGTTTCCGGAGTGCCCGCATCGCTAAAGATTGTTTGTGCCGGGTCGGCGGCCAGCAATAGAAACATATGATTCTTGTGCCACTTGATCCGCGAAGAGATCGCCGGGCTCCCGCCATACACCGCCTCGGTGGTGAAATCCCACTTCCTTGGAGCATCTTTGCCGTTAACGTAGTACACGACATCCTGGACCTGGTCAAAGTCAAAGAATGTCGCACTTGAGCTCAGCCCCGTTTTGATGTCCGTCAAGGCGCCGGTGATTAGATCGATTGAGGCAACAGCTGTCGTCCCCGCGGCTTCCTTGTAGGCGATAAGCCATTTGACCGTACCGTCTGACTTGATGGCCTCAAACTTACCCAGCACCGGGGAGTCAGTCGAGATGTACGCCTTGTGGTTAAGGTCAAACGCAGTAGCCGACCACGTTTGCCCGTCCGTAGAACTCTTGGCAGTAGCAGCGTTGGTGGTCGACGACCAGGAGTAGGCGCCGGACCCGTCATCTTGGACGTGGGCCACAGTCCAATAATCCGTGGTGTTTGTTACCTGAGGAGCCTCGATCAGGCGACAGGCGAGATAACCGTAGGCGCCGGTTGGAGTGTCGGCCGGTATAGAGGTCTGTCCTAGAAGCGTTCCTGGGCTGCCAGACGCGTCCGAATACAGTGAGACGAGGATGGGGCCGGTTGCGGCACTGGCGTTCTTTATACGCAGTTCTAGCTTGGTACAGCGACCTGTAGCCGTAGCGGTCCACTTCTTGGCAAGCCACAAGGCGGGCCCAACACTTTGATCGGCCGCACCGGTAGTGCTCGTCTGCTGAGCATCCACCGTCTCGCCGGCGGGCACTGACAAGAAGTCACAGCCCTTGCGGGTCTTTTGCCGGCCGAGGGTAGAGATCCGGGTATCAGTGGCGTAGACCAGCTGATTAGGCGGGACCACATCATTGGCGTCATACGAGTTGTAGCCGCTCGAAAAGTCCAAGCTTTCAAACTCAGTGAGCGCGTCCGGAACAGTGTTGATAAACCTACGTCTCATAATCGCCGTATGGGTCCCGAGGAATCACAGACTGATACCCATTCCCCATCTCAACTACTTCCCCGTCCTGGCGAGCCACGAGCCGCCTCTTCATATTGCCAAGCAAACCGCCTGTTCCGTCACCGCCGTCGTACTCCTGCTGCTCCACCTGAGCCTCGTTGTATTTGCGCTTGCTCTTGAGCGCCCGGACTTTCCCGGCGACGATCAAAACCTCGGCGAAGGCGTCTGGGATATCCACCACGTCGGCGTCGGCCGTGAGCGGTGTGGGCTCTTTGATGTACGGCAAGCGGAACGTGTACGTCTGATCTAGCTTGGCTGGCCCGATAATAAGCGTTGTGCCATAAAGCGACCACATCCAGGGCCTGGTGGCCGTCAGCTGGTCGGGGTCCGGGTAAAGTCGGTAATACTCCTGCCAGGTCATGTACCTGACCGATACGGCCGAGCTGTCCGGAGCGGTAAGCTTGAGGCCAAGCGGGACTTGGAAGGTTGAGATTGTCGCCTGCAAGTCAAACTCTCGATTGCCGGATGCTGCCGTGCCTTCGAATGACCGCTCCAGGAAGGGCCAGGGTTCGCCGTTACAGATGTCCCGATTGGCTGAGCTGATAACATCCAGAAGCAGTGCGTCCGCCAGGGTGAGGCCTGGAAGTCGGCCCCGTACCCACGCTTTGTATTGTGCAACTGTATATGATGTCGTCATTTGGTATCACTATATGCCGCTTTCTACACCGGCGTAAAGCTTCCCGGTGAATCCGGCGGGTCGGGCACGTAAACCCCAGGGGCAGAGCCTGAAAGAACTGTAAACGACCCTGGAGAGCCTGGAGTGGACGGTACGAACCTCATCTCCACCGTAATTACTGGTGCAAACGTAGTCAACGCAAGTGCGGTGAAGGTGGGCGTCACAAGCACCGGTGTCACGATCGTGGGGGCAAAGGTTGTTAGGACCAAGGCTTGGGTGGTTGGAACCACTAGTACTGTGATGGCAATGGTTGGCGCGAATGTGGAGAGAGCCAGCGCAAGAACACCAGGGGTCACAGTTGTATTGGCCGCCGCTGTTACGGTCGGTGCGAACGTAGTCAGGGTCAGAGCGGCAGTGGACGGGATTACAACCAATTTGAGCTGTGGGGCAAAGGTCGTAAGGGTGAGCGCCAGCGTACTAGGTGTGACTAGCTGATTGTCGGAAGCTGTAACCGTTGGGGCAAAGGTTGTGAGGGTTAAAGCAAGAGTGGTCGGTGTAGCTGTGATGTTGTTACTGACTGAAATCGTCGGAGCGAACGTGGTCAAGATAAGAGCGAGCGTCGATGGTGTAACTGTGAGCTTGATGACCGGCGCAAACGTAGTGATCGTGAGCGCAGCTGTGGTCGGCGTGACTGTCTGAGGTAGGACTATGGTCGGCTCAAAGGTTGTGATGACTAAGGCTAAGGTATCTGGAGTGACGAGAACATTTTCGTCTTCCACCACCGCTGGCTCGTTGGCCAGGACGTTGTTGAACCTTGGTGATCGTAACGGTTGGAAGCTCATCGCGCTATCCCTGGGGTAAAGATTGCAGGCCTTAAGCCTCGATTATTATTCAAGGGAACATCTGGCTTGGCGAAGAAAGAGGCAGCAATAAGCGCGTAGATTTGAGTACCCGGAGCCGAGAATCCAGCCACCGAAACCGCTCCAACTGGAGCCGCTAGGCGGTCCTGCGTAGCAAGTCGTTCATGGGTTGCACTATCAGTTTCGGTCTGACGAGTGACAAAGTTGGTATTGGAGGTGTACGCACCGCCTCCGTTGTCCGTCTGAGCGACAAAGATCAAAGATGGCGCATAGGTTTTGTTAGTGTTAGGAGTTATATTTACATCCGAGCCGCTGATGCTGCTGTCGAAGCCCGTTACTGAGGTATCGAATGCTACGCCTACCCTGTCAAGACCCCAGTATTCAAATATCGCAAGGCTAGACCCGGTGACGTTCGTGACAGTAAACGCCCCGCTGTTGGACTTAACCTCTTCGCAATAGAAAACTGCAACCCAGTCGTCGCCACCGTTTTCAAGCGACGCAATTCGGGTATATGTATTGCTTTGGTTGTCGGTCACATCATTGGAGGGGACCTGAGCACCGAAAGACGATATAGCCACTATCACGAGGCTTCCAGGCTGAACAGGGGCGTTGAATGTAACATCTCCGGGGGCATCGTTCCTAATCTTAGACTGGAATAGAGCAACGCTCATCGTATCCGTTCCCCTGTTCCCATGCCGTCACCGACTTTGACGAACTGGTAGTTGTTGTTGTCGGGCGTGAAGAGATTGCAGGATAGTTCCAACCAGGAATTTAGGTCGGTTGTTAGCCCGGCCGTGAAGGCAAAGTCGCTCGAAGCCGAGTTACCGAACCTACAAGTAAAGGTGCGATCCGCCAATGACGGGTTTACGCCCACACCGACCTCAAGCACGAGCCTGTCGCCAGTTTGGGCAGCTACCGCGCTTAGCGCGGTAGGGCCCGCTATCTTGGTATTAGATGACCCTGAACTGATTTCAGTAGTTGTACCAGTCCATAACGTCCCTCTAAACGTGGCACCGTCGTTGGAGACCACCCTGAGGACATACCTCAGACTACCGTTTAGCTCCGAGCCACTCTCGTTGCACCGTAATATCGCCCTAACCGTGTCACTCGTACTAAGCTGGCGGGCTATGATTGGATCAGACACGTACTGCCGGTGAAGCCAATCTGCCGTTACCGCCGGTATCGCGCCGCTAGTTTTGTCTGCCAATGCTGTAATGGGTACGGTAGGTTCGTCCCTGACAAGTAGTCGTAGACTGTCTGCGAGTGTCGTGTCTTCCCAGCTAGCATCGAATGCTGGCGAGACTGCGGCCGCTCCTGTACTTGGTAAGTAGAATCTGGTAGCCATTTCGGCTACCCCCTAGTTCAAAGCTTCAATGGTATAGAGGTCGCCACGGATCGAGTTAGCAGAGTTGGCCGTACCCCAGGTGGCCGTAACAGAGAGAGCAGTGTCGGCCGTAAGATCTGCCGTAACTGCAACCGGCGTAGTACCGCCCGTGGAGCCTGAAGCTATTGGCGCGGTCTGGCCGTAGTTCGTGACCGTACCAGCGGTGAGTAGAGTCGAGGTGTAAAACGTAGTTGTACCGTTGGTGAACAAAGTACCCGCAGAACCGTTAGAGCGAGTCTGGATGATTATTTCAGCTTCCCATAGGGCGGTCATCGAAGCTCCACCACCGGTACCTGACGTAGTGACGTTAGCGGCTTGCTTTGCAAGTACAGTCCCGGCAACGCCTCCCCAGCGAACTGAAAAGATCATAGTAGGCGTCGAGGTAGTACCGTAGGCGCCAAACAGTCTCAGACGAAGAGCTCGCCCGTCCTGCATGAAGTTAGCCGGGATCGTGACGTTAGGAAAGAGGATAGTCTCAGTGGTAGAGTTAGCAACCGCTGTACCGGCTGCTGTGGCCCAGGCTATTGTTTCTGACCAGTTTTGCCTTGACATATCGCCTCCTAAGCCAGCGTAAAGACGCCACTGGCATGAGCGGCGACGGTTAATGTGTTACCAGTCGTAGCAGTCACATCCGCAGGAGTCGAGTCGAGCAAGCAGTAACAAAGCACGTTGCCTGAGACTTCGTAGATCACCGCAAATCTAGCCACGATTGACCCACCAGAAGCCGTCCAGACCGGATCGGTTGAAATATCTACAGTAACAGTCGTAGTCCCCGCTAGAGTCAGCGTGACCGCAATCCCGCCGGTTGTGTATCCGTTGGCGTTAGCGTGTTCGTTGGTGACACCTGCATAAGTTGTACTCGCTGCGCCAATGTTGGAGGTTGAGAGAAATAGAGCACACTTATACGAATCTGAGTCAACGTCGAACGTACCATCCAGTAGTTTAGTTCGACCTCCGTTGGTAAATGTCCATGCACCCGCAGCCATTAGTAGGATTCCTTAATGATTCTATTATCGCCAACCAATTCGAAAAGGCAATAGAAAAAGCGCCCCGAAGGGCGCACTCTCTGTTTGTGGACTTTTTGTGTTTACGCGGTGCGTGTCCAAGCGGCGAGTTTGCCTTTGACGCCGGCGACGTTCCACGCCTTAACGGTGTTGGCACCACCAGAGGCAAGGCGCATTTCATCGCCCACGCTGCCTTCGGCCTTGACGTAAGTCACGCCCTTGTTCGCTGCGGCGGTGAAGCCGTTGCCGGTCACACCATCGCCAGACGCCGGGGTGAGGATGAAGCCGACGCTTCCATTGTCACCAGAGCCGACAGGGCCGCCGGTTTTCGGCACACCACCATTGCGGAGGATGAGCTCCGCACCAGCCAGCACAGTGGCCGAAGCCGGAGCGGTCAGGGTCAGGCCGTCCGTGATGATGTTCTGCACCCAGCCAAACTCGGTTGCAAGCAGGGTTTTGGTTTCTGAAACGTTAATCCACAGCCGGCCATCTTGGCCAACATAGGGGACTGTTGGGTTTGCCATTATTCATTACCTCCGTCAGTCGGCAACTCGGCACGCTTAGCCTCAATCGCCTCAACCAACTTAGCTTTTGATTCGTACTCTTCAACCTCGGTCAAACCTTCGGCCAGAGCTGTAGCGTTCAGCTCTTCCCGGTTCTGATTGTCCAGAGGTTTATCGCTCACAGCCGGAGCGGGTGGCGCGGCAACGTCGCCAGTTGCTGGATCGACCTGGACGCCGGTTTGCTCTGAGGTCTTGTCAGCAGCAGCCTGCTTGGTTGCTTCTGCGCCCTTAACAGGCTCTGTGCCAGGCACTTCCGTACCAGCGACAGCCGCATTCTTGCGAGTAGCGTCAGCGGCCTCTAAAGCCGCCAAACGTGCACGTAAGTCAGCCAGCTCTGAGGTCTGAGCCTCCAAAGCACGCTCGGGCTGAGCGGCATGACTGTCACTCGGAGCCCCCACGGTCTTAATCTCACCGGGCTCAACTTCCCGTACGTACTCGAAGCCCGCGCGTTCAGCCGCTCGGCTCTGGGTGTCTCCAAACAATAGATCATGTTGAGTGATCACCTCGGTGCCGTTTGGATGGCGGTACAGGCCAGCCTTCCTGCGGGCGGGATCGCCACCGACCTGACCGGTATCACCCTGGGTTTCACCCATGAGCGCTCGGCCAGCCTGAGGACGTGTCCCGTTGTAGCCGGTTGTTTCGTTGTCCATTTGCGTTATTCCCTATTAGTTAGTGTTAAGCAATCTTGTGTAGCCGGATACCGACACCACGGTTAGCTCGGATAAAGCAGTCCGAGTAGCGGCGGCCGAAGCCAACGCTGCCGTCGATACCGAAGTAGTCGCCGTCCATCGTCTTGATCTTGTTGAACTTGTACGGGTTGATCAGCACAGTGTTGGCAACCAATAAGAAGCCAGCGTTGGCGATCAGGTAAGTCGATGGAATGACACGTACGTTCATACCCATGACGGTGCCCAGCTGGCCACTTGCGGTGTCAGCTGTACGAGTGTCACAAGCAGCTTTGAACAGCGGGTCAAGCCATAGGAAAGCCTCGGCGGCAGGCGTGATGAACAGAGTCATCTGTGGCTTACGACTGTCTGAGATGACCTTAGCCTCAATCAAAGCCGCACGCTGGTCGAGAATCTTGGTAAAGGCGTTCGACGCGCTCAAAGCCGCCGTAGCAGACTGCGAGTTAGCTACCGCGTAGGTAGCCGCGATGTTAAGCACGTAGATGTCGTTCGTTGGAACGGACACCTCACGCACTTGGCGCTTGACCGCCTCATCGATGTTGTTAACGCCCTTGGCATCTTCCAGGTTTCCGCGGTCTACCGAGATGGCAAACGACTTGTCCTGAGATAGCACAAAGGTTTGGGTGCTGTTACCGACCTCAACGAGCACACCGTACCGCATAGTGCCGGAACGGACGTAATCATTTTCAGTGGTGACATTGACGGTGTAGATCGTAACGGCGTTGTTGCCGTTCGAGAACTCGAACATGACGTCTTGATTGGTGACGCCTTTGACAACAGAGTCAAGGTAAAATCGTTCGTCGACCTTACCCAATACGTCTGTGGCGTAAGTTACCATTGGAGAGTCTCCTAGTTATTTATACTGGAAACCCGCTGGGCCTCGCCTAGTCCCATTTGGAGAAGCGCTCTAAGCGTTCCTCGTCCTCGGACCTGTCTCCATTGGCTGAAGCAGTAGCGTTGCCCTTCGGGGCACCCGCAAGGCTGGCCTTCGCAATATCTTGCGCGGCCTGCTTCCGACCATCTTTCTTGGCGGCGTTTACGGCATCATCTACACCCTGGCCCTTGGAAATAGCCCAAAGAGCTTCTAGGGCTTCAATGGCGTCCGCAGTCGTTCTAGCCTGACTATACTGCCGAGCTAGCGACGGGTACTGCTTAGCAGCAGCGAAGAGTTTATCTTCGTGCCCTTCAGCATCCCGGTTTCTACGGTAGAACCTGTCTTCAGCCATCTCACGTTTGAAAGCCGCGATCTCTGGATCGACTCCTTGGTCGTCCTCATCGCCCTGGCCCCCCTCGTCAAGCTGCTGTTGCAGGGTACGCCGGTCCTGGCGTGATTGGTGGAAACCTTCATCGGCCTTATGCCATACCTCAGCAACCTTTTGGAGTGCATCCGGGTCGCCGGGATCAATATTCGCCTTCTTGGTCAGCCAATCGAGGCTAGCTTGCTTAGCTCTTGCCTCAGCTTCGGCGTCTGCCTCATCAGCAGACTCAGCCGCGCCATCTTGGTCGGTCTGGGTTTGCGTTTGATCGGCTTCTGCCGTCTCAGTCGATTCAGTGGCTTCTGAGTTCTCCTCGGCCACCACTTCGTCCTGAGTGTCGGTTGTAGTTGTCTCGCTCAACACAAATATCCTTATTTACTTACGGTCTTGCTCACCTTTCGAGAACATGCTCGCAAGATGTGCCTCCACGTTCTCATAAATACAGGCACTTTGTAAATAGAGGCTTTTACGCACAGCGTTATCCATCTCCACCTTCGCCGTCCGGTTGGCCTTGTCCGCCTCGTCATCCAGCCAGGCCAACAAATCAACCATGCCAGGCGTGTTTTGGATCGCCTGGTACTTGACCTTGCGCTCGGCAATCTCTTGCTCTACACGCTGTATATCCTTCTCATCCACTACATTGGCCCACCAGCCGGTAAGCCGGGCGCAGTACCGCCAACCACGTCACCAACCGGCGCTCCGGCCAAAGCAGCCTGATTCATGGGATCTGGGCTCATCAAAAGCTTGAGCCGGTCTTCGGGGATGTCCAACGCCTTCTCGGCCACGTACCTCTCAAGCTCAACTTGGTTCCAATTCGGACTTTGCCTAAACCGGTCAAAGGCAGCCAGCGCTTGTTCGGCCTCCTGCTTCTTCGCCGCCTCGGCTTCTTGCTTGAGGACTACTTTGACGTCATACGGTCCGAAGTAATTGTCGGGGGAGAATTTCTTAAACTCGACACCCTTAGGACCGACTACCCGCACCAGCTGTTCTTTAGTCATAAAGATCTGGCTCAACTTATAGAAGTTCTCGCCCATCATCTTGTATAGGCCGGCTCCAAGCGTACGGGTCTGGGTCTTGAAGCCGCTGGAGGCGCCGGCCACCTGAGCGTCAATCTCGGTCGCTGTCCGGTCGTTTTGAGCCGCCACACCTTGGATCACCTGGTCAACACGGGCAGTATCCCGGATCTCCTGCTTGATGCGGTTAATCTCAACATCGGCGTCCGCGGCTAGGTCGGGCTTCTCCAACCAATGCAAGGGAATCTTGCCTTCTGCGATACCCCTAGCCGGCACCATTGAGTTAGGCGTGGCGTTAGCCATCTTACCAACAAGCCCGGGTTGACTGTCGTCGTACAGGATAACGTTTTGCTCGCGGTAAACCAGGTTATCTTTTTTAATACCAATGTGGTCTTGAAGCTCCTCGTACAGGTCCGAGATCGTCTCCACCGTGCCCTTGGCAATCATCGCCGCCGGGTTGATGTACAACCGGCCCATCGAGAAGCCTAGGAACGGCTCAATAGCCGGGACCGTAATCTTCATGGTTGGCTTCTCAGCTGCCTCGGCGATCTCCTCATCCGTGAACTCTGGCGGTGGCTCGCCGGCTATGTTCGCCTCAGTTACGCGGTTGGCCAGCTCCTCCGGGTCTTCGTCGCCGTATAATCTCTGGCCGTCATCGTCCTGAGCCTGGACATCAACCTCGCGCTCTGGAGCCTGGAATGGATTGTCAAACTCAAGGATGGCTTGCTGCTCGTTAGCTACCTCGATGAACTTGTCGAGGTAACGCATGTGAACAATCTGAACCTGCCCCGCCTTCTCGGATTCGGGCAAGGTAGAAGCACGGTAGATCCGCTCGGCCATTGCCTTAGCTGAAGCATCCCCCTGGCTGAGTGACGGAAAAGTCTTAACCTTAGCCAGCACCCGCGCGTTGTACTTCTTGACCCAAGCACCCTCCGGATTGCCGTCCTCGTCTTTCTCGCCAATGGTCGGGTCAAACCGCAGCTCCTTCTTCAAGTCTTCGATCATGGCGTAGCGCACGAAGCCGACCTTCTTAGCCTCGTAAGGGTTCGGAGCGGCACAGTCACCAATGCAGTCCGGCCACGGAATATGCTGATAAGTCATGCAGCCGTCTTCCCAGTTGTGGAAGACGATCACATTGCCGGTGATCTCCTGCTCGCGGCCAATCGGCATAATATGGAGATCCATATTGGCCTTGTCCCAGGAATATTCGGCCATACCTGAGAGAATATCAGTATCCGTCTCCTGCTCGGACATGGTAGGCATAAACGTCCACTGCGGTCTCGAACCGTAAATATTGTCGACCCGCGACTCCACCACCTGATGGACCATCGGGTCAACGGCAAACTTTACCTTTGACTTGTACGCCGGCTTGGTACGTTGGTTGTTGTATTGCTTCCAATACCGCTCAACCTCTTTGCGGTGCTCCTTGGTGTAGTCCCGCCAGGCCGTATAGTCGTCGACGACTCGCTTTGCTTGAGTAGATGGTTCCATTTGGCTTGATTATATGCACATTATACGCAACTAGCCATAGAATGGGTCGCTGTATACCTCGGCTTCCACCTTTGGCTGGTAGTTAACGGCGAAGAATTCCGTCTGGGTCCGGTGGTGACTGGTCCAGTCATGCACCGGCTTGTTAATCGGTGTGGTAGCCTGTGAATTCTCGTCCCGCTTTGGATACCGGGCGCTTCTAACACACTGATGCCACCAGCGCGTGCCTTCGGTGTCGTTAACTCTCAGATGCGTGTACAACCGCTTTGCAGCGTCTCTACGGGGCACCCATTCATTTTCGGCGTCATTGACCTGCACATAGATTCCGTGCTGCTGGAGGATCGCATACGGGCTCACACCGCTCTCTACGTGGCGGCTCTTACCCGATGGGTCACCAAAGAAGACCCCCGGCTTCCAGTACTTCACCTGCTCGATAATCGCCAGGTCCTTGTCGGTGTAGGTGAAGCGCGACCCTACCTCCTTACCAAAGAACGGCAAGCAGCGCTCGATCACATAGTCAGTGACCTCGTAAGCCTCAACCAAGGTGATCCAGTCACTGTTCTGGACCGGCTGATACCACCCGATGGCGATACCGTCCAAGCCGACGTCGAGCACCACGTAAAGTGGTAGAGTCGGGTTATAGGGATAATTGCCGAATGTGAGCTTGTCAGTCTCCGGGTACGGCCGACCGGTCGATGAGTACTCCCACGAAATGTCCAACTCGTGCAGCACTTCGTCTTCGGTACGCCTGGACTTCTCCCGGTCGTACCACGCCCGGTCTTTCTTGGGGTGCCGGCGCCAGTGCAGCGTGAGCACCTTAACCTTGCCAGAGAATCGGATCGCCTTGGCAAAGCTTGGCTCGTCCGGCGGTGTTGTGATAGCGATACGACACTTAGCAGCGTCGCCGGCGGCTGTCCACGAGCGCCTAGCATCAGGCCAGAAGCCCACCTCATCAAAGACCACCACGGTGTACCGACCCGAGCGGGAGAAGTTCTTGTTGGCACTCTCACCCTGGATCGTGTTGCCGTTCTCGGGATTGACCAGCTTCATGTAAGTCCGGTGACGCGCCAGGGCAAACCCTTCGGGTAAAACCAGGAGATCTTTTATGTGGTTGATCAAGTAGTCAAACTTGCCAAACAGCGAGTCCAGCTGGCCGTTATCCACGTAGTCCTCTTTGCGCGAGCCCACCAAGGCCTGGAAGCCCGGCTCATAAAGCCACATCCAAAACAGCACAGCTAACGTCAGCCAGGATACCCCCATATCACGGGACTTCTCGATGAACTCGTCATAGCCCTCACGAATCGCCTGGATCAGTTCCAGGGCCGTCTCCTCTTGGAAATCGTACAGGTCAAATGGCAAGTCATGTGGAAACACATCCGGCCGCGGATCGAAAGTATGCAGATACTCCCTAATGAAGAAGACGCAGTCGGTCCTAGCTCTGCGTCTGTTCTTTTCCTGCAACGCTAGCAACAGCTGCTTTTTGTCGCCTTGAGACAAGGTTTTCAATGATTCCATCTAGTTCTTGGTCCGATACATCCTTAAATACATGCTCGTGCTCGACCTTGCCACCATGCTGCTCCACAAAAAGCTTCATCGCCTTACCAAGTAGCTCAAGTGACCTGATACGGTCCTTAGCGTGCTGGCCGGCGGCTTCTATTTGGAGACGCTCAAGGATCTCCTGAGCCGTCCACAAGCCTTTTCCACGAATTTCCGATAGCCAAGGAGCCTGCTTGGTAATGTTTTTGGCATACTCTTTTGAGTAGCCGGCGCCAACGGCAGAATCGTAGGCATTGCCATACGAAGGAGACTCCGGATTCATGTACCGGGATAGAAAATCAACCTGCTGCGGATTCAGACCAGTCTTAGCCATTAGGGTTGTAGCATCGCTGCCCGTTAGCTGATATTACTTCTCATCCTGAGCTGCTTCGCCGGTCCTGTCAACAACCTTGATTTCGTCACGGTGGTAAAGTCTCGTTTCCTTGGCCCATATCTTGCCCCGCTTATCAAAACGCATAATCCTCAAGTGGTTGGGACTGCCTTCGAAGTCGAACTTCATCACGTCGCCTACTTTGAACGGCAATAGCTCCCACTGGCCGGCCTTCAAGGCTTCCATGCCCTTATCGGTCAAGATATCAGAGATATCTTGCCACTTGCGCCGGCTGGGCTTGCTCATATGTGTTCACCCAGGTACTTAATCGGATCGTCAGCTATAACCATCTGCTGGAGATGGTATTGCCAATCTGGTTGCGCCTCGCTTTCGGGGTAGCCGTTCGCGATGTCTTCAAGCGCTGGCATCCAGCCATCACCCCACAGCGCCTTAGCGAAGTCGTGGTTGAAGATTAACCAATACACTGCGCCCACTGACCAACCGTCGAGGTAGAAGCGAGGATCAATATGCTCTGTGTAACCTTTGGTGCCGCCCAGAAGCTTATTCCAATCTAAGCCGTTCGCAATCGCTTTCTCTATCGCCTTGGTCAAAATCTCTTCTTTACTCATTTTTTATCTCCCGGCCACTTCAGCTGACTTGGTAGGTCAGCTACGAAAATAGCCCAAACTATTAATAATCCCAGGTAACCCGTGATGAAGCCTATAAAGAAGCTAGTCCAGTTCATCTAAATACCATGCCTGTCCCAGCGGCGATTATGGCCGCCCAAAACATTGCAGCAAAAACTCTATCCTCTTCCGCGAGTCTCATGAGAAGCAAGGATAGGACACCAAAGCTGATTAAGAATATTCCCCAGTTCATTCAACGTCTCCGTAGTATCTCATTGCCTCTTGCGGCGTTCCAGTTCATTTGACAGGACCTCCATCTGAAACATCCTCGTACCTACCGGCTTCAGTGTATAGCTTTCGCAACCGCCCATAGCTGTTGATGATCAAAATGTGGGATCTTGGGTCTGGATCTTTAACTTCACCGGGGGCTACTAGATCGGGATAATAACGGCTGACTTCAAACCAAGCCTCATTTTGTATGTACCTGTTCTGGAAGTCGATCTGTATTGTCTCTGGTGGCAGCTTGTCTTCCATCTATCCTCCTATCGTTTCATTAATTGGTTTGGTAGAGGCTTTATTGTGCCATTCGCCTTTCTCATGGACGATCAAATTTAACTTGCCAATAGCTGTGTCCATTATAATGTTTCCTCAATTACTTTCTCCACCTCATAAGGCATTTCGCCACCTGGCCAATCAATTTGGTTTAGTCGTGCTAACAGCGCTTGCTTGCGGGAGGTGTCACGGGCTTGGATGATGCGCTGTTTGATGAGCTCTCGGTAATACCTAGTTTTGCCACCGGCTGAAAGCTGAGCCTGGTAATAGCCGTACAGTAGCCCGTCTATCTGCTTGTCTAGGTCTAGTCTGCTCACAGCAACGTGGTCGTAACCGCATTGCTCACACCACATCTTTAGTGGTGGCTCTGAGGGCTGTAGTGTGCCTGTGCCACAGAATTGATTACCGGGTGAGCCATGGTGGCAAAAACCACACTTGGAACATTCCTCTAGAACCCCTGTGCAATCTGGACACCACCTCTCGGGGGTATGGTTGCCTTGCCCATCATCGGGTCCGATTCCTTTTGTGGGTTGGGTTGGTGTCTTCATGGTTGCTCCTCTTTAGGGTCACTGGGTGGGGTTAGTTGCTCAAGTTCGGCCAACCAAGCACGCTGTTGCTTGATAAGTGACCTCAAAACCTCATCTGGGTTTGACAGGACGCGGTCTAACCAGTCAATCTCCCTGCTCCGGGTGGATTGGCGTTCCTCAAGCACTAGATCGGCAATTGCGGCTTTTAGGTCTTGGGTATTTTTCATTGCTCGAAGGTCGTTTTCCAGCGGGTCTTCGTCAGGGTGGTGTATGCCTTTAAGATATATAGCTACCATCTCGGTCACGCGTTCTTCTAAAGCCTCTTTGGGGCTTAAGTCGGGTGATGTCATAGCTCCTCCACGGTGCCATCCGACCACTCAACTCTCGTCCCATAATCGGGGTGAGCGTAGATGTGAACCGCACAAAGGTTTTGCCAGCTATCCCACCAGACGCATGAGCCTGTCGGTGTTAACCAACGCTGGGCTACTCGACCATCAGAGAACTCTGCGGCTTCAAACTGGGGTTGGTTGGCGGCGTTATAGTTGTCCTTTTCAAACTCAGACTTCAACTCCTTAGCTGCGGTACGGTAGACAATGCACGTTCTCATTCATTTGTTCTCCTTGTTATAGTCGGGTGATTGAGTCACTTGAGTAGCTCCGGGTTTTCCCATATGTTGCCGATGACCTCAAATAGCGTCTTGTCGCTGTAGATGGTCGTGTTGCCATAGTTTGAAACATACTCGCCCTTGTTGCGTTCAATCATTCTTAGCATTGAACGGGGTTCAGGTTCAAAGTTCATGTGGAGCATAAATGCGCCCTGAGCAAATACGACTTCCCCGAGCTCGTCTACGCCACCGTCGCCCCCGAGATCACCAAACGGAGTGATGTAGGGCAACTGAACAATATCCCCCTCATAAATCTCTTTGCCTTGGCGGTCAGTAAGCCCCGTGAACTGGGTAATCTCGTAACCTTCTGGTAGTGTGTTAGCCAAGTCAACACCCCCTATGAGATATAAACCAATATCAGTGTCAAACTTCTTGTTTTTAGTGTCCCAATATCTAAACTTCAGGGTACGCATTTAGTATCTCCTTTGCGAATTTAACTAAATCTTGAGGTCGTTGGCCTGACGGTTGCATCGTTACCCAAAGTTCAAGGTTATCTAGCCTATTGTCGTCACGCTTGCCGTTTATGTGGTGTACGTTCTCAAACTTCTTTAGGGGTCTGCCTAAATGTTCTGACATAACTAGACGATGTTCGTGGATATAGCCAGCCATACGAGCATTAGGATGTTCTGGTTTCCATACCTGCACATAGCCTAATCGGTCAGTGTGCTTGCCACCTTTCCACGCCATACTCCTTTTGCCCTTGTGAGCCAACACCTTGTTCTTCTCGGCTAATTGAGATAGATATGGCTTGTATGGCTTGAAGCCACAGGCAATAACAAAAGCGTTCCAGGTGCCAAAGTGCATTCTTATAGGCATATCGCTAGGCATCTTTGCATCCTCGTTCCACTGCTTCCTTGTAGGTTGTGAGCCAAGCTCTTGTGCCAAAGCCTTGTATAAGGAGATTAGTTTTTTCTTGGAGTAGGGTTGGTGTTTCATACTGATTTCCTATTACGTTGCCATCAGTATCCATTATATCACATTCATATACTTCTTTATCACCGTTCTTATCCTTGAGGCCGGTGTATTGCATGGGGGTATAGCGGTTGTAGTCCCAAACATCAACACTGCCGTCAGGATAAGAGTGACTGGTGTCGCCAAAATGGCCGCCGAGTGGATCAAGCCACACGTCCATTGCTGACAGAGCATCGGGAGCGAGCATTCGCTTCTCTTTTTTGTCCCATGCCCGAAACTTAATCTCTCTACTCATCGCTCTTTGCCTCCAGGTCAGTGTGGTTGGCATCTACCACGCTAAATCCTATGAACCAGGTCTTCTTAATCCACAAACCCCAGACCCGCCAGTCGTTGATGTGATCGCCCCAGAATAGCCTCATTTCACTCCCCTTCTTCGGTTAGTTGCTCCAGCTTGGCTAGCTGTTTGGCTCGTAGACTGTTGCGGATGTGGGCGAAGCTGTACCCTTGCACCAATGACTCTCCGACCATTTGCGGCCTGTCATCAACCACGTCCATTACCCCGATTACGTCCAGAGCTATAGCCTGGGCGTATGACTTGGCGGCGGCGGTGAGGGCGGCTATGGCTTCGGCTGAGTGGTCGTTGTTGCGATTGCCTCGGTTCCAGCCCAGCAAATAACTACCGGCTCCAAAGTCGTTAAGTGCTGCTCTCACCTCGTCGGTGAATGCGTCTATTGCAGACTGTGGGGTAGTCACAGCACCTCCAGGTCGAGCTCGCGGGCAAGCTTGTTCGCTTCCCGCCTGGCATTGCTCTCGCTGTAGTAGGCTTCACTGTGCATGATCATCTCACCATTGCCCCCGATCAGGGCTATTCGCCAGACTAGGAACCTGCGGTAGATTTTTATATGCATGTACTTTCCTTCCTTACTTACAAAATCCAAGCTTGCGGGCTGCTACCCAAGGACACCAGCTTTGTTCGCTCCAAATGGCGTGGGCGACTTTTACGTTGGTCTCAGGGCGTACAGAGCGTCTATGTTGCCGTTTACCCGAGCACGGTGGATGCTGTTGATTTGGAATATTCCTGAGTCCCTAGACCCATCTGTATTCCAGTTGGTAGCGTTAGCTCGCCCGGATGACTCTCCTCGCATCACAGCCAGAGCTATGTTCACCTGACTGGCGGGGAAGTACTTGCTGACTAATGGCCTCCACTGCTCTACACCGGCCACTACTGGCTTAGGTGTAGGGGGCAGAGGCTTTATTGTAAAGAAACAGGGGCCTGCGGAGCCGGAGCGGTTGCTTGCTCGACGGCTGCCTTAATGTCGGCCTGAGCCTTGGCTTGGCTCTGGGCTCCGTAATAGAAGCCGGCACCGGCGATGATGGCGGTGTATATAATCGCCCATCCCATGTAGCCAAGAACGGCCTTAATGTTGAACGTGGACTTTTTGTCGGACTCTACTTCAGACGCCATTACGGTGTCTCCTATTTAATGCTTGCTCTGGGAGCTGGTGGGGAGGCCCGGCCTTTATTTCAGCTACGGGTCAGCATGCCGCCGGACGGATAGTAGCTTCCTGCTGATGCGTCCATCGTGCTCCGCTCCCCCATCAGCCACCAGAGCTTTTGATGTGTTGGTTTTCGTCTGATAGCTGGGCCGGGAGGCTTTACACACCCCAGGGGAGCAAGCTCAACCCTAGTATCGGCGCTTCCTCGCCCACACGGTTCAACCATCAGACTTCTCACCAGGCCGCAGGGGACGGTGACTTCGTTAAGTCGCCGCTGGTATGACTAGCTTTCACTATTCCCCTGTAGCCCGATGAGTTGCTACAGCTCCCGCGCCAGGATGGAAGTCCTTTGCACCCGAGTTGCCAAGAGATTGCTTGCGGCTTTCTCATGTACGGGGCAGGTGCAACTAATACGAGCTTGCGGCTAGTACTAATAGACAACTGCTGGACTCACTCTGTCCTGGAGTGGAAGCTGGAACGTTGTGTTTTCAAGGTACGATTCAAAGATAGCAAATAAATCCACTTGTGTCAATGGCTTTGCAGTGTTAAGCTGTTGATAAGTAATAAAGGACAACATTGTGACCAACACTAAATTAGACGAACTAAAGAAGGCTGTAGCGCTTTTAGAAGGACAAGACCTCGATGCTCTGAAGAAAGCTCTGATCCTGATTGGCGAGGGCGAAATGATCCCTACCCAATCAGCCGTCACTGACTTCCTGGAGATCGGCAAATGCTACTTCATCCGAACCGTCACCCTCTACCAAGTCGGACGGGTCGTTGCTGTATCGGGGCAGTTCGTGAAGTTGGAGGATGCTTCATGGATTGCTGACACTGGTAGGTTTGCCAATGCTCTCAAAACAGGTGAGTTCTCAGAGATTGAGCCGGTCGGTACGTCTTATATCAACCTCGGCTCAATCATTGATGCATTCCCGTTCGACCACAAGCTACCTGACAAATTGAAGTAGCCATGAACGCAACTCAACTACAGGTTGGCTTTGAAAATGGCTGGAGCAGGAGCGGGAGCTGGAGCAGGAGCAGGAGCAGGAG